GTCCATCCCATGAATGGGGTGACAAGATATATGACACGCTGTTCGGTGAGCATACTGCTGTACTCAATGCAGTACCACCATACTTTTTCAACATGGTAGACAAGATCAAGGTAGAACATATTGGTACTCTACAAGTCAACCTTGAGTTCAAACTCAACAGTAAAAGACCCATGCCACATGAGTTCCCTGATACTGAACTAGCTAAGAAGTCAGGGTACTACGGCAACGACATACACCTCAAAGATAATCTTGCATGGGGTGAATTCCATGCCGAGGTAACACGGTGGAAGCAGGGCATCAAGGCAGTAGAGGAAAAGCGTACTGCGTTCATCATGCAGGTTAAGAAGATCATCGAAGCACATGCCACCCTTGCCCCTGCTCTTAAGATGTGGCCTCCACTATGGGACTTGGTTCCTGAGGAGTACAAGAACCGTCATCGTGAGGTGAAGGACCGCGAGAAGAAGGAAGTGCAACTCGATGGTGTGGACTTGTCCTCGCTGACTTCCATTGTTGTCGCCAACAAACTCACACGATAAGGAACAGACCATGACAGTAGCAACTAAAGACTGGTGGAATAAGTGCGTCCTGCGCACCTATGATGACTTCCATGCCCACTTTATGACAGCCCGAAACAAAGATAAGGGTAAGCCCCTGAAGTCTTGGGCTAGGATATACAAGAATGGCTCAACCCTTGAGTTCTATTTCGGTGACCGTACCGGATTGAAGTTCGGTGAACTAACACCCGACAACATCTTTACGTTCACCGAGTCCCCTCATACTATCCGCAAGATAGCAGCGGTAACATTCTCCTCAAGCATATATAAAGCCCTTCCCCTTATGTGGCAACGAGTTGGTGTCGCCCGATACCGCGTTAGTCATACTTCTGCCATCCCCGAAGATAAAGAACGCGGCTACATGGTGTGGTCTTACATGCGGCAAGACGCACCTGAATACTTTCAGGGTATGCAGTTCGACATGTTGACAGGTGAGTGCCTCAACCGACGACCTGATTTCAACACTACCGTTGACCATGGGCAACGCAAAGTATGGCTTAACTCTCTACGCAAATTCAAGTACGGCATCAGAGCGCGTACTCGTATCGGCGCGTTCGACCCGCTAATCCAAACACAAAAGAATCTTCCGCGCAGTAACAGTTCTGTCCCCGATTGGGCTGCTCCTGAATGGCAAGACCTTCTATATACATCCATCCGCGACAATCAATTCCCTATGGAACTCTTGAATGGTTTCGCCGCACATGCAGTACACGACCGATGGTACTATCATCGTGGAAATATAAAAGCAGCAGACATCCTAGCTGCTGTTGATGATGTGTGCAAAACGCACAGCATTGACTTGCGTAAACGATTCGGAGTGTTTGATGAAGTGTCCAAGTTGCACAAGGAGGATGAAGTGTCTTGATACACGATGGCAAGAGGCGACCAAGACTACTGTAAGGCGGCACGCATGTGACTGCGGGGTGCGAGGAAGGACTATCGAAAGTTGGGATGGTTCCCTTGCCCCGCAGGGTAATACCCTACGACAGCCAAAGAGCAAGAAGTTGCCAGTTGTTAAGGCGTCTGATTCCTTGCAGGCTGCCATGTATAACATGACAAAGAAACAAAAACATGTTGGTGATAAACACAAGCCGCCCAAGTCTGCGTTCGATTCAATGGACGAGGACTATTCCTATGGCGACAAGTACGATGACATAGGCATCGACATACCGAGAGGGGATGACTGGTAGGGTAACTACGAACTTGACAGCAATGCAAAGTAGCATAACAATACATAAAAACAAAGGCGAAGGAAATCACAATGACCATTGTCGTATGGGACGGCAGTACTCTTGCCGTAGACCGAGGTGTCTCTGACGGCTACACCATGTGGGAGCAGGACAAGGCATGGCGGCTAGGCGATGCCGTACTTACAGGGGTGGGAACCATGTCTCTCGTCCTTGCTATGCGTGAGTGGTATCTCAAGGGTCGCATACCCGACCAATTTCCTACGGAACAAACACTCGCAGATAGATGGTGTGAGTTCATTGTCGCAACACCTGACGGTTTGTTTCGCTACGAACGGTCACACATCCCAATAGAACATGGCAGGAACAAGTGCGCCTTTGGCTATGGCAAGGACTTTGCCTATGGCGCAATGGCTATGGGCGCAACAGCAGAGCAAGCGGCGCATGTTGCTTGTAAGTTCTCCCCTCATTGTGGGATGGGGGTAGATGTCTTTAACTTTTGAAGGAGAACAAAATGAAACCACAAAACTCTCAGATTACCGACGCGGTAACGCAAGCCAACCACAAACAAATTGGTGGTGACCACTACATGAACATGGGCGTCCAACCTTGGAAGGCAATGGAATCATGGATGACACCCGAAGAATTCCGTGGGTTCCTCAAGGGTAACGCAATCAAATATCTTGCCCGAAGCAATACCAAGGGTGGAGTAACTGATCTGCGTAAGGCATACCACTACCTTGAGAAACTCATTGAGGAGGTCGGCGATGAGTGAACTTGCTACGGTACTCTCTTTTGCTGGCGGCATATTCGTAGGAGCAGGGTTGATGCTGTTCCTACTGGTCATCGCTATAGCGACAATGCTCTTTTGGGGTGATGAATAATGGACATAGTTACCATTGACTTTGAAACCTTCTACTCGAAGGACTTCTCGCTCTCCAAGATGACAACGGAATCCTATATCCGTAGCCCTGAGTTCGAGGTGATTGGTGTGGGGGTCAAGGTTAATAAAGACCCAACCGTATGGTACAGCGGCAGTAATGTGAAGGGGTTTCTGACGGGCTTGGACTACTCCGACAAGGCTATCCTCTGCCACAACACAGCGTTCGATGGGGCAATCCTATCGTGGCATTACGGCATCAAGCCGAAATTGTGGCTAGACACCCTGAGCATGGCGCGACCCTTGCACCAACTTACTGTGGGCGGTTCGCTCAAAGCACTCGCTACTTACTACGGGCTTGGGCAGAAGGGCGAGGAAGTTCTGCAAGCTATCGGCAAGCGCAGGGCTGACTTCTCCGCTGACGAACTGGCGCGGTACGGTGAGTACTGTAAGAACGATGTGGAGTTGACCTACGAACTGTTCAAGAAACTAAGCAAGGGGTTCCCCATCTCGGAACTCATGGTCATCGACCAAACCCTGCGTATGTATACCGAACCAGTGATCGAGTTAGATGTGCCTGTGTTACAGCAACATCTTGCTGAGGTACAAACACGCAAGCGTTCGCTGCTTGCGGACATGGGAATCGGGGTAGGCGGGGAGCAAGCAGTCAAGGACATGCTCATGTCCAATCAGAAGTTTGCCACTTACTTGGAATCGCTCGGTGTCGAACCACCGAAGAAGGTAAGTGCCAAGACAGGCAAGGAAGCCTATGCCTTCTCAAAGACCGACAAAGGATTCACCGACTTGCTAGAACATCCTGATGATAGGGTGCAAGCGGCGGTGTCTGCTAGGCTCGGCGTCAAATCCACAATCGAAGAAACTCGAACCGAAGCACTCATCAGTGTGGCGGCGCGTGGTCGCTTGCCCATCATGCTCAACTACTATGGCGCACACACAGGGCGATTCTCAGGCGGCGACAAGCTGAACTTGCAGAACCTACCTGCGCGTGGCAACAACTCTATACGTCGTGCGCTAAAGCCACCGGCAGGACACAAGATAATTGCAAGCGACTCGTCGCAGATCGAAGCACGTATGGTTGCCTATGTCGCAGGGCAGGAGGACTTAGTTCAAGCGTTTGCTGAAGGGCGCGATGTGTATTCAGAGTTTGCTACTGAAGTCTATGGGCGCAAGATAACGAAGGCTGACAAGGTAGAACGATTCGTAGGAAAGACCTGCATCCTTGGTCTTGGCTACGGTATGGGGGCAGAGAAGTTCCGCAGGACTCTTGAGATCGGGCAGGGCGGTATCTCCGTCAAGATTGAGTTGAGTGAAGCCGAGCGTATCGTCCGGTTGTACAGGCAGAAGAATCATCGAATAGTATCTTTGTGGTCGAAGTGCAATAACGCGCTCAACCAAATGGTGTGCGGTCAATCGGGACAGATTGTCGATTGGATTCCGTTCGACAACGAGGGCATCATTCTACCGAACGGTCTACGTATACGCTACCCTGCGCTACGGCAGGAGGGGAACCAATACATCTACATCGCTGACCCGCGAGAGTACCGCAAGGCGGTAACGAAGCGAGTGATGACAGGCGAGGTCGAGGAAATCAACTGGACAAAAATCTATGGCGGCAAGGTCACAGAGAATCTAATCCAAGCACTCGCACGGATAGTTGTTGCTGAACAGATGGCGGCGATTGGACAGCACTACCATGTTGCCTTCCAAGTTCACGATGAAATAATCATCACGGCCCCGGATACAGATACGTCTAACGCCGAACAACTTCTTGTCAGGATAATGTCCACCCCACCAGTCTGGGCGGCAGGGCTACCTGTTGCTTGCGAGTCAGGAGTTGCTGACAACTACGGCGAAACCTGATATATTGGAACCTCAATCTGAGCAAGGGCGGTGGAAGTCCCACCGCTGACAATCTATGAAACTGAGTCATTCATACAGTTCAATCAAACTGTACGAGAACTGCCCCTACCGTTACTTCCGTCAGCGTGTTCTGAAGGATGTGGTCGATGAGGGTGGCGAAGCGTCCAAGTATGGTGAACGTATCCACGAGTACCTTGAGCATCGCCTCAAGTCCAACAAGATGTTGCCACAGGATGTGGCGCATTACGAACCTCTCTGCGCATCGGTGGAAAAGATCGCGCAGGATGGGCAATTACTCATCGAACATGAGCTTGTACTGACCAACAACCTTACACCAACAGGTTGGTGGGATGCTGACGCATGGCTCCGATCCAAACTAGACATCTTGGTATTGAATGGAACATTAGCCAATGTGATGGATTGGAAAACTGGCAAGCGCAATGCTGACCAGTTTCAGATGCAGTTGTTCGCGGCTCAGGTGTTCAAACATTTCCCCGAAGTAGATACAGTCAAGACCTCCCTCGTATGGCTCAAGACCATGGAGATGGATACGGAGACTTACTATAGGGGGCAGGTCAATGAGATATGGGCTGACGTAATGAAGCGTATCCAACGTATCTATACGTCCCTTGAGCATGACAACTGGCCTATGAAACCCTCAGGTCTATGCCGCTTCTGCCCTGCCCGACATGACTGTGTGAGTGCTAGGGTTTAACCTAATAAGAAAAGACTTGACAGGAGCGTAAAGTGTCTTACAATACACCAGAAGGTAAAGTAAAACGACGAGTGGTTGAGATACTGAAGAAGCATGGTGTTTGGTATTTCTTCCCCGCCAACAACGGGTTCGGAGTGGCAGGGATTCCAGACCTCATTGCTTGTGTGAAGGGGCAGTTCTT